ATGAGCACTCCCGCTGAAGGACTGACCCTCGGGGCCGTCAGCGCCCTGATCGAACGCAAGATCCTCACCGACATCGTACGTATCAGCAGAGCGGGCGAGCCGGTCTTCAACCCGGACACGGGCCAGTACGAGCCTGGCCCGCCCGTCATCATCTACGAAGGGCACGGCGGGATCTTCCCGAATGGAGATCCCGGGATCGTCCTGCACCTGGAAGGCCAGGCGTACGTCGACGACTCCACATCGAAGTACAAGCTGATCACGCCTCTGGACGCCCCGGTGGCTTCGCGCGAGGACACGGTGAGCGTCGTCAGCGCCGCCGACCCGGCAGCGATCGGCCGTACGTGGCGCGTCCTCGATGTCGGGCAGACCTCCACTCTGGCCGTGGTTCGCACGACGTTCCTGGACCAGAACACCCAGTCCAGCACTTCGGGCAGCACCTCGTGAGCACGCCGATCGACACCGAGGCGGAACGGGAGAGGCTGGAGTCGACACTGCTGGTGGACACGGTACGGATCACCCGCCCGACGGGAACTCCCCAACTTGACCTCTCGACCGGCCTCCTGGGGCCCGTGCCGGCGGAATCGGTCTACGAGGGGCCGGGGGCTGTCTTGTCCGGCCATGGCCAGGTCACCGCGCAGCACGTTCTCGGGCGGGAATGGCTGGATGACACGGTCAGCTGGTATCGGCTCCTCACGCCGATTTCGGCGCCCGTTCCCGTGCGGTACGACCGCGTGGAGGTCGTGGCCGCAGCTGGCGAGCACGCGGCGACAGCGAATCGGGTGTGGCAGGTCCTCGATCCGTCGGAGGCGTCCACTGTCGAGATCGTTCGGGTGACCCGTCTCGACGAGATCACCCCTCCGTAGACGGCTGGCGAACTGGGCTGTCACCGGATACCCGTAAGCTCGGATAGGTGCCAACACATCAGAGCAAAGAACCTATCTCTCCCGAGAGTGAGCCCCTGTCAGTGCGCGTCACCGGGCAGGGGCATACCGCCGTCGTGGAGATCGGGGGTCACGACGTCTCCCGGAACCTCTCTGCCTATTCGCTGGCTCACCGCGCGGGCGACGTACCGCAGATGGTCATCGAACTCTCCCCGAGATCCACGGCGACCGGTGTGTTCGAGGGCCTGGCGCACGTCGTCATCGGCGACCCGCCGGACCCTGGCCCGGCAGCGGCTGCCTTCCTGTCCGCGATCAGTCCCGTCGAGCTGGAGAAGGCTGCGCTCGACCGTCACGACCTCATGGACGGCCGCCCGCACGAGCTGACCCGCGCCATGCTCGCCCTGCTGCGGGAATGGGCCCTCGGCCAGTGGGGCGAGCCTGAACCGGAAGACGGGCAGTGAGCCAGTGGCGTCCTCGCTGAATCCGCACCCCAACGCCCACCCTCTTGCGGGCGCCTACTCCAACGCATTCCAGATCGCCGCGCGGCTCGACGCCAGGGCGGCGCGCACTCTGCCCGAGGTCACTGCCACCGTTCAGCACTACGCGATGCTGCTGGAGACCAGGATCAAGGCCAAGGCCAGCGGCAGGCCGGGCCCCAACGCGCCCACGGGCGATTACCGGCGCTCCTGGACGCACGAGGTGTCCACGGACGGGTTCTCCGTCACGGCGGTCGTCGGCACGAACAAGCCCCAGGCGCGACGCCTGGAGTACGGCTTCGTCGGCGCAGACAGTCTGGGGCGCGTCTACAACCAGCCGCCCTATCCGCACGTCGGGCCGGCCGTTGAGGAGATCCGGCCGCTGTTCATCGCCGCGCTCGGCGACACGATCGACGACGACCCGTGAGTGACCGCCACGCCACCGGGCGACAGATCACCACCCCTGCAGAAGAAGAGGAGGAGTAGTGCCCGTCTCCGGCAGAGAAGTGTCCCTCGCGATTCAGAAGACACTGGCCACAGCAACCGCCCGAAGCTGCGGGTACGGGACCGCCCCCACGGCATCAAGTTCGCCCACCGGCGCCACGATCCCCTACAGCGTCCTCTACCCGCTGGGCGTGACGACGAGCGGCCCGCCCTACGGTGACGGCGACGCTGACGCCCGCGTGCTCGTTCAGGTCACCTCGGTCGCCTCAACCGCCGAACAGGTCGAGTGGATGGCCGACAAGGTCCGCACCGCGCTCCTCGCGCGCTTGAGCGGGGCCTACGTCAACACCATCACCATCACCGGCTACGCCGTGATCGACCGTGAGCTGGACAAGGAGGAAGGGATGTCCGTCAGCGGTGGCGTATACAGTTATGTGCAGCGGTACGTCCTCACTGTGACCACTCTCGGGTCCTGACGTTCCAGCTACCTCACCGCGGAGGCCTCCTCGCGGACGCCCGGCCACCCGGCACGGGCCGATTCCCCCCTTCATGGGGACCGGCCCGGCGTCTGCGCTCCGGAACACCGGTTCCCGGAGAGCGAGAATCAGTGTCACAGCAGCGGTTCACCCGTCGCGGCACCACGAAGTTCTACTTCCTGAAGGACATCGCCGCGAAGGACCTGATACCGACCCGATCGGAGCTCGGCGGCACCAACGGAACCGACCTCTCACCGGCGATCAGCGACATCGAGGGCTTCGCCGTCGAGAACACCCCGATCGACACCCCCGACCTGGCGACCGAGTTCACCGGCAACATCCCTGGTGAGGACAAGGCGGACAACTCCAGCCTCACGTTCTACGAGGACAAGGTCAGCAACGACCTGGAGGTGCTCCTGGCTAAGGGCACCGAGGGCTACGTGGTGATCCTCCGCAAGGGCGACACCCCGGGGTCGAAGTCCATGGACATCTTCCCGGTGCGCGTGGGCTCCCGGTCGAGCACCTACACGACGGCCGCCGAACCGGCCAAGTTCAAGGTCAGCTTCAACGTGACCGACAAGCCCATCCAGGACGCGTCCGTCCCGGCCGCGGCGACGAGCGTCTGATCGGGCGGGGTTGCCGTATGACCACGTCTTTTGTTAAGCCGCCCGCCGAGGCCGTTGCCCGCGATCCGCACTGGGCCGCCAAGATGGCTCGGCTGCGGGCGCGTCGCCTTCCCGAACGTACCGTCTCCTTCCTCGACGACCAGGACCTAAAGCAGCGAGTGACCGATGCGGCGCTCGATCTCGCCAAGGCCCGTACCAGCGCGCTTGGTCGAGTCTCTGAGATGGAGGTGCCGGCCGACCAGCGGGAGACATGGGCGGACGCTCAGCCGGATGTGCTGGCCGCTCAGTCCACGCTGGACGACGCGCGGCGGGCTCTGGTGTCCGGAACCCTCACGCTCACTTTCCGGGCCCTGCCGCGTCCCGTCTGGGAGCAACTGCTGCGCGAGCACGCGCCCACCGAGGATCAGGCCGACCTCGGGCACGAGTACAACGTCGAGACGTTCCCGGCCGCGCTCATCGCCGCGTCCTCGGTGGACGGCATGAGCGAGGCAGAGGCCCAGGAACTCCTGGACAACTGGAGCGATGCGGATGCCAAGGCCCTGTTCACGGCAGCACTGCTGGTCAACCAGACCATGAGGGCCGACCTGGGAAAAGGCTGATCGCCGACGACCAATTCCGGGCCGAGATGGAGCTGTGCCACGCCTACGGGATCCCGCACTCGCAGTTCACGGGTGCGGGAGACGGCAGGTGGACGGCCCTGGATCGGGCGAAGGCGATCGCCTACCTGGCGTACCGGCGCAGCGTGTGCGAGACCTGCGGGACGCGGGCGGCGGAGTGGGACGAGGACCAGGGCGGCGACCGCTTCGCGTACGTGGCCGAGCCCTACCGCTGCGTGGGCTGCGAGGTCATCGAGATGGAGCGCGAACACATTCCTGATGGACCCGAGGGGCGGGGGCTCAAGATCGGGCTGAGACCCAGAGAGGCATCCTGACGTGGCTGGTGCCTACACCCTGTACGTCAACCTGCTCGCGTCAACCGGTGGGCTGTCTACCGGACTCCGGCAGGGAGCAGCCCAACTGCGCGCATTCGATGGTCAGTTGGACGGAACTGCAACACGGCTGAACCAGGTACGCGTCGCCAGCGGCAACCTGGCCCGTGCTCAGGCCGCCGCGTCGGCGCAGATGGTGCGCTCCCAGGCCCAAGTGGCCCAGGCGGTCCAGCGGACGACCGCAGCACAGGAGCGCGCTCGGCGCGCCCAAGCGGTGGCGGCGGCGACAGCCCGTCGTGCGGCGGCCGAACAGGCTGCGGTGACGGCCGCCGCAGATCGCGCAGGACGCGCCCAGGCCCTGGCGCAGACGATGACCGCCCGCGCCCAGGCCACGGTCGGCGCCGGAGCGGCGGCCGCCGCTCGCACAGCCGCGGCAGCCCAGACGGCTGCCGCTCGGGCCACCCAGGAGCACGCGAACGCTCAGCGGCGGGCGACGGCCGCGCAGACCACAGCCACGCGTGCCGCGACTGTCGCCGCGTCGGCCGAGACCCGCGCGACCTCAGCGGTTCGGATGCGTGACGAGGCGCAGGCCGCCGCAGCGCGCAGTGCGCAACGCCAGGCTCAGCAAGTCGCGCGGGCAGAAGCTCAGTTGGCAGCAGCACGCAACGCCCAGGCTGCGCGAGCTGCTCAGAACGGACTGCTGATCGGAGCCGCGCTCGGCGTCGGCGTGGCGCAGGCCATCGCACTGGAGCGGGCGATGGCCAACGTGCTGACGATCTCCCGGCAGATCACGTCCGAGAACGTCGGTGCCTTCACCGACCAGATCGTTGAGCTGTCCACTCGTCTGCCGCAGACCGCCGAACAACTCGCCGAAGGCCTCTACCAGGTGGTCTCGTCCGGCTTCGACGGCGCGGACGCCATGAAGATCCTGGAAGTCGCGGCCCAGGGCGCCGCAGCGGGCCTGACCACGTCGGAGACGTCCGCACGAGCCCTGCTCGGCGTCCTCAACGCGTACGGGATGACCGCGGCCGACGCCAGCGACGTCATGGACGTGATGTTCCAGACCGTCAACTACGGCGTCATCTCCTTCGAAGAGCTCGCGCAGCAGCTCGGCGACGTCGTACCTATGGCCGCGGCGGCCGGCGTGGAGTTCGACGACATGAGCGCCGCGCTCGCCGCGATCACCCTCACCGGCATCCCTGCCGCCGAGGCCGTGACCGCCCTGAACATGCTCCTCACCCGGGTGATGAAGCCGACGCAGGACCTCAAGCAGGCGATCAAGGACCTCGGATACGAGTCGGCAGCCTCCGCCGTCGAACAAGACGGCCTGTACGTGGTCGTGAACAAGCTCAACGGTGCCGCGGGCAACACCGCCGAGGGCATCGCGAACATGTGGAAGGACATCCGCGCCACTCGTGCCGCTCTCGCCCTAGCCACCGCTGGCGGACAGAACTACGCAAACACCTACGCGGGCATCGCCAGCGAAGTGGCGCGCGCTGAAGCCACGCAGAAGGCGTATGCCCTTCAGACCGACACCGTCACAGGCCAATGGCAGCTCGCTGCCAACCAAGCCCGTGCCCTCGCCATCGACCTCGGCCGCGCCCTGCTGCCTGTGCTCAAGACGATCGGGACCGCAGTCCACACCTTCGTCGGCACCATTGAGGACCTGCCCGGTCCGATGAAGTCCGTCCTCGCGATCGTTGCTGCGTCCGTCGCGGGACTGCTGCTGCTTCGCGGCGCTTACATGAAGGTCACCGCGCAGGTTGCTGCGTTCCGGTCGGCCCTGGCCGCCGCCCAGACGGGAGGCGCTGTTATGCCTGCTGTGCTGGCCGGTACGAGTCTTGCCGTCACCGGCCTCGCCACCGTCCTCACCCTCGGCATCGCCGGCTACGCCGCCTACACCGCCTCCAAGCAGAAAGCGAAGGACGCCACCAACGAACTGGTCCAGGCGCTGCAACAGGAACGCGAGGAGGCGGCGACAGGCGTCAGCATCAACAAGCTGTACGACCAGCTCACCTCTGACGGCGCCCTGAAAGACCTTGAGAAGGTCGGCATCGGCACCACCGAGGCCATCGACGCGATCACATCCGGCGGAGCCAAGCTGGCCGCACTTCAAGACCGCCTCCAGCAGGACTCCTACGAGTACGCCCGGAAGGCCAGGGCAGGTGAGGCGCCCGGCGACTACGAGAGCATCACCCAGTTCTCGACGGCGAAGAAGGTCCTCGAAGAGCGCCACAAGATGTGGTCCAACGCGGTCAAGAAGGAAGCCGAGATCGCGGAACAGAAGGCGATCGTAGAAGCGAAGATCAAGCAGCAGGCCAAGTCCAGCGGCGGCATCTTCGACCTGTTCTCCCTCGCGGACATCGACCGCACAGGCGCCCCGCAGATCACCGACGAAATGAAGGCACTCGCCGAAGCCGTCGGCGATGCCGTCGACCCGTCCCGCGCCTTCAAGAACGCGCAGAACGACGCAGCCGAGGCGATGCGGAAGGCCGGCAAGGACGCCGACACCGCGAAGGTGAAGCTGTCCGACTACATGACGGAGTTGCGCGAACAGCTCCAGGCCCAGCGGGACTTCCAAAGCAACTTGTCTGAACTGGCCGTATTCGGCTACGACGACCTTGCCGACCACTTCGCCGAACTCGGGGTGGACGCCGCGCCCATGCTCGACGAACTCGTCGGTCAGTTGAAGAAGGGCAAGACGAGAGTCGCCGACGAGCTGCGCGACATCGTCACCGAGGACGCCGAGCGATCCACAGAGGCATACCGGCTCGGCCTGCAGAAGACCGCCGAGATCACTGAAAAGTACGGCAAGGAGATCGGCCGCGCTTGGGCCGAAGCATCAGAGCGGAACGATCCTGCCGCATTCCAGAAGGTCACCGAGCAGATGGCCATGATCGATCTGCGGAAGGCCGTGAAGAAGTCCGTCGGCGACGCACGCGGTGAGTTCGACCGCGGCATGGACCTTCTCGCTGAAGTCGCCAAGCGGAAGGGGAAGGACGCCGCCGGTGCCTTCCAGGACGCCCTTCTGTCGGGTGACACCGAGCGTGCCATGGACTCCCTGAAGAGCATCTGGGGAGCGGACGTACCGATCGATGCCCCCGACCTGTCGAAGGTGGTGGCCGCGTTTTCCAAGGCCGGGAATGATGCGAACGCCGAATGGTCCGGCGCTCTCGACCTCATCCGGCAGGTCGCTGCTACGAAGGGCACCGAGGCCGCCGCCGCGCTGACGTCCGCTCTGCTGTCCGGCGACATGGCTGCGGTGCAGGCACAGCTTGACGCCATCGGTCTGTCAGTTCAGAACATCCCGGGCACCAAGTCGGTCACGGTCAACGTGACCGCGAATCAACCGCCGCCCGTGGTAGTCCCTCTGTTGATCAAGCGGCAGGCCACGTCCTGGGACCGCGACGCCAACGGTGTTCCGGACTCGATCCAGGCGCCGAGCCAACAGGCCAACGGCTCCATCCTGGAGTTCTACGCCAGCGGAGGTCTCCGCGAGAACCACGTCGCGCAGATCGCCCGGCAAGGGACGTGGCGAGTGTGGGCCGAAGAGGCGGCAGGACCCGAGGCGTACATACCTCTCGCCCACAACAAGCGCCGTCGATCACGCGCGATTGCTGAGGAGGTCGTACGGCGCCTCGGCGGCAAGGGCGTCGAGTGGTACGCCGACGGGGGCCTGACCGGCTTCTCCTACAGCCCTTCCGGCTCCACAGAACTGGTCTCCATCTCGTCGATCCGCTCGGACTCCATGCGCACCGTGAAGAAGGGCAAGAAGGAGACCGAGGTCTTCGACCTGAAGCTGTTCGAGAAGAACCTCGACAAGGCGGTGAAGCGAGCCCAGCGGTGGCGCAAGGACCTTGCCACCGTCGCACGGCGCGCCGGACAGGACGTCGCCGATGCCTTGGAGGCCATGGGCGAGGACGGCGTCGAGCTGACCCACAAGATGGCCACCGGCAGCTCCAAATACGTGAAGGAGATGACCAAGGACCTGGAGAAGCTGGGCGTTGTCGTACGAGCCACCCTGTCCGACTACACGGCCCAGCTCAAGCAGGCCGTCAAGGACCAGGCTGCCTTCGAGAAGAACCTGTCCAAGCTCGCGGCCATGGGCTACGGCGACCTGGCGAAGATGCTCGCCGAACAGGGCGACGAGGACGCGGAAGACATCGCCGCAGAAGCCGCCAAGTCCCCGAGCAAGGCCAAGAAGGCCAACACCCAGGCCAAGGCCGCCTCCAAGGCTGTCCCTGACGAGGACCTGCCCGACCTCGTGGCGATCATCTCCGCCATCATCTCCAGCAAGACCGGCATCCACGACGTCGCGGAGAAGACGCAGCTGGACGAGGACCGCATCATCGAGGTCGCCACCCTCGGCCGGACTCGCATCAAGGACGCGCTGGGGAAGAAGGCCACGCGCTTCCTGTCCGACCTGGACAAGGCCAACAAGCAACTCGCGTACGAGGACGGCGGCCTCCGTACCGGCCTGTACGCCACCAGCAACGGGATCATCCGCTTCGCCGAGCCGTCCACCGGGGGAGAGGCGTACGTGCCGCTCGGCGTGAACAAGCGGCGGTCGGCGACTGCCGTCCTGGCGGACGTGGCGAACAGGTTCGGCTACCAGCTCACCCCCGCGGGCGACAGCGGCCTCGTACGACTCGTCGATGCCCGGCCCGCCCCGGTCCAAATCGTCGTCGTCCGAGAAGAGCGGCCCGCCGCGCTCGTCGGGTCCATGCGCGTGACCGTCAACGGCGGCGCCGACGCCAAAGCGGCCGACCGTGTCGGCACAGAGATCATGCGGCGTCTTCGGAACGCCCAGCGAGGAGGCCGTCTCTGATGGCGACGATCACCCAAGAGTGGCAAGTCGACTACGCCGGTGTCCTCCTGGGCCCCGGAACGCGATACCCCGTCGGCGACATCACGGGCTTCGGAACGCCCAAAGTCCGCTCCCAGGACGTTGAGTTGCCGACCGAGGACGGTGCGTTCCCCGGTGTGGACTACTACGGCACGCAGACGGTGACCATCGAGGCCGGCATCCGGACACCCGGCGATCCGGCCGCCGCTGCCGATGCCCTGGCGGAGCTGAAGCGTGCTGCGTCGGACCCCGCGACGCGCAAGACCGCTGGGGCTTTGCAGACGCTTCGTGTGTTCTGGCCGGGCCGTGACGGGCCCAAGCGCGTGCTGGGAAGGATTCGCGATGTTGAGCCGGTGTCCATGGCGCAGGCCGTCTTCGGCTGGATTCCGTTGAACCTGGTGTTCGAAGTCACCGACCCGGTATGGCAGGGAGAGCCCGAGCAGCAGGTCACCCTTCCCCTCGCACGCGGCGACGACGACGGAGGGTTCACCGCTCCTGTGACGGCGCCGATCACGACCGGCGTATCCAATCCTGCGGAGCGTCCCGGGTGGGCGACCAATGCGGGCGACTTGCCCGCTTGGCCCTCCCTGAAGATCAAGGGCCCGGTCGTGAACCCCCGCATCTGGATCACGGAGACAGGCCGCGTCCTCGAGCTCGCGCTGACGCTCGGCGAGAGCGACACCCTCCAGATCGACACGCGCCCCGGAACACGCTGGGTCCTGCGCAACGGTGGCAACGTCGCAACAGCCCTGTCCGCTGCATCCCGCCTGGACCTGTTCCAGATCCCGCCCGGAACCAGCGAAGTCCGGTGGACCGGCGCGGACTACAACAACTCCACCCGCCTCACGGTGTCTTGGCGCGACGCCTACACCGCCCTGTAAGGAGAGCACCCTCAGATGGCACTGATCCAGCCACCCATGCTGACCCACGGCGGTACTCATCCCGCCCGGGCCTTCCGGATGATGGTCCGCGACCTGGCGCGTGGGAACCAGGGCGTGACCGAAGGGAACGACCTGAAGGTCAGAGCGTTGTCCACGCCCGGTGCCGGCGTCCGGGTCGGCGACGGCTCCGCCGTAGTGCGAGGAGCAGCCTGGGGACAGGGCTCCTACACCCAGTACAACGTGGGCGACGCCAGCGTGCCGATCGCACCCACCGGCTCTGCTGGCCGATCCGACCTCATCTGCCTGCGCGTCGAGGACCCCGAGTACGAAGGCAACCGTGACCCGGCTGCCGATGACATCGGCTACCTCCACGTCATCTCGGGCGTCTCCGCCTCGACGAAGACGGTCCCCTCCGGCATGACGGCGATCCCCCTGGCCCGCCTCGACATTCCGGCGAACACCGCCACCATCACCAATGCCATGATCACGGATCTACGGCAGATCGCGAACCCACGCCGCGAACGGACTCTGTACACGGCCTACCCCGGCTCCCTGAGCCGACTCACCGCACAGAACGGCCAGTGGTACAACTGGCCAGCTGCGGCCCGCTGGAAGGTGCCGATCCCCACGTGGGCGACCACCGCGAAGGTCGTGGTGACCCTTGCAGGCCTGCGGCTGTCGGAATCCGACGTGTTCGCCTACATGCAGACCGTCCTGGGCACTGACTATGGCCAGACAACCTCCATCGACGACGACCAGGGCAACAACATCCGTCGCAACACAGTCGTCCTTGCCGACACCATCACCCTGACTGCGGCGCTGCGCGGCACCACCCAGGATCTGTACGTACGCACCCAGCCCTCCAAGAGCGAGTGGGGCAACCTCGGCGTCGATGCGGCCACCTCTCTGATCGCCGACGTCGAGTTCACTGAAGGCGTTCTCTGACCTGACACCGGCAGCACCACCACACCATGGCGCGGGGGAGAAGCAGGAACGCGCCCGATGGCGTCGCCGTCGTACCGCTATCTCACCACCGACGCACTTACCAACAAGGTCCTCGCTTGGGATCTCCCCCTTACTGGCGTCGAGTTCGGCCCCGCGCTCTCCGCGACCGGCAGCCTCACCGGAGCCGTCGAACCCCGCCTCGCCCACCTGGTCCGCTCGCAGCTCGACCCCGGCAACACCAAGATCTACGCCGAGCGTGACGGACGACTGCTGTGGGGCGGTCTCATCTGGAGAGCCGACCCCGAAGGCCAGCAGCTGTACATCGAGGCCTCTGGCTGGGGCTCCTATCCCTACCGGCGCTATGACCTCCATGGCCAGCTCAACGGCCGAGGGCCGTACACCTACGCCGACCCCTGCAAGGTCATCCGCGACGTGTGGGCGTACTGCCAGGAACAGCCGGACGGTCAGCTCGGCATCCAGGTCGACGACACCACCTCCAAGGCCACCATCGGCACGCCGGAGGACCCCTACCGAATCGACTGGTGGGACACCCCCTCTCTCGGCGCCGTCATCGAGGACATGATCGCTGTCGAAGGCGGCCCCGAGTGGACCGAGGAAGTCACCTGGAAGAACGGCACCCCGCAGGGCCGCGTACGTATCGGCTGGCCCCGGCTCGGCCGCCGCCGCACGGACATCCACTTCGAGTCCGGCGTCAACATCATCAAGGCCGTCCCAGTCGAGTACGACGCCGACAATCTCGCCCAGGTCGTCATTGCCCTCGGCGCTGGTGAAGGCCGCAACCGGCGCCGCGCCGTGGACGCCGTGCGCGACGGACGGCTGCGACTGGAGCACCTCCTCGAGGTACCGGCGGAGAAGGCCAATGACCGGTTGGCCGCCCGCGCCCGCAAGGAACGCATCTCCCGCCAGGTCATCGGCGAGGTCACCGAGATCACCATCCGGGACCACCCCTCCGCCCGCTTCGGCGCCTGGCAGATCGGCGACGACGTGCGGGCACGGGTCCACGACCAGTGGACCGACTTCGACGCCTGGTGTCGGATCGTCGGCTGGCAGATCCGGCCAGCCTCTGGCGAGGATCCTGAGCAGGCCGTCATCCAGCTGCAGAGAGCGGACCGCTTCACCTACGGGGGAGGCACCGCGTGAGCAGTGAAATCGCCCGCCTGGCCGCCCGCGTCGCCGCTCTGGAGCGGCAGCTTGCCCGCACCACCCGCACTGCGCGCATGGCGTACTCGTCGATCGAGGACGGTGCAATCGAGGTCTACGACCAGGACGGCAACCTGCGCGGCAGCATCGGCATGCAGGACGACGGCAGCGTCGGCTTGATCGCTCATAACGGCCCACCGCCTCCCACGCCCACAGCGCCGACGGTCAAGGCAGCCCTGTCCGGGTTCACCATCACCTGGCCAGGAACCTGGACGGACGCGGCGACCGCACCTCTGGACCTGGCCGAAGTCCAGATCCACATTTCAGCGACCGCAGACGCCGAGCCAGACACGAGTCGCCCGGTGGCCGCCTTCTACACGGCGGTCGGCGGCACCGTCACCATCGCCACCGACACCTACGACACGGTGTGGGTGCGCCTGATCGCGGTCAACACTTCTGGCGCGGCCGGAGAACCCTCGAACGCCGCACAGGGACAGGCCCGCAAGGCAGTACCGGACGATCTCGGCAACGCGATCATCGACGAGACCAAGCTCGCGCGCGGCGCGGTGACCGAAGCGGCGCTCGCGCTGGGGGCAGTCAACTCAACTGCTCTCTCCGACGGCGCGGTCCTCGCCGAAAAACTCGCCGCCAACTCCGTCACGCTGGGGAAGCTCGCCAACGGCGCGGTCACCCTTGGCGCGTTGGGTGGCGCACTGGCGGACACTGCCAGTCAGCGCCTGGTCGACGGGATGGGCGAGGCCGCAGCCTGGCAGACCACTGACCAGAGCACCGGGGCAGCCTGGACGCATCTCTCTGGCGTCCCAGACGCGCCCACCGGCCAGACCATCGGCGAGGCCCGCGGGTTCATCCGGCTGCGCGGCACGACCCTCGTGCCGTACGAACCCGGTGTCCTGTACCGGATCAGCGCCCGCATTCGCGCCACCTCCCAACCTGCCTCCGGCCCTGACTCGGTGTACGTCGGCGTGCTCGGTATCGGCGCGGACAAGACCACCCTCGTCAACCGCACTGGCGCCGACTCCTCCAACAGCCACTACTACGTGGGTGCCTCCGCACGTTCGATTCCGACGGCGGACGGCTGGGTGACGATCGTGGGCTACCTCAAGGATCGGGCAGCCTCCGGCGCCAGCGGGTCAGCCGGCCCCAACAACGACCCTCGCTCACCTGGAAACGTCCACGAAGCCGTCCGCTACATCACGCCCTACTTGTGGCTGAACTACAGCTCGATGAATGTCTCCGGCTCGGCGGCTGTGATGCAGGTCGACGCCGTCGCCATCGAGGCGCTCAAGACCGGCGTAGTAGATGCCACCAATCTGGTGAGCGGCTCAGTCACCGCCGCTGCGCTTGCCGCTGATTCAGTGATCGCTGGAAAGGTCGCGGCCGACGCCATCACAGGCCGCGAGATAGCGGCGAACTCGGTTACGGCCTCCGAGATCGCGGCCGCATCGATCTCCACAGACAAGTTGGTCGTCGCAGGTGGCACCAACACGTTGAGCGACCCGTCGTTCGAAGGCGCTTACACCGCGGCGATCGCCAAGAACGAATGGTCTGTCGTCTCCGGTGGCAACGGCTCCGTGAAAGCCCTCCGGGTCGACGCGACCGCCGCTACTGCCACCACACGGTCCCTCGCTCTCACCACCCTGCCGATCTTGAGCGGAGAGCAGCTCTACCTCGCTATCGACGTCAACGCGTCCGCCGACTGGGCTGGAGCGGCGCTCAAGTTCTACGCCAGGTGGTTGGACGGCACGGGTGCCACAGTCGGCTTCGGCGTCGCGCAGGTCGACGCTCCAACCCGCGGCTCATGGCAGCGGCTTGCCGCGACGGTCACCGCGCCGGCGAACACCACCGCGGCCACCGTCTGGGTGGAGTCGTACCAGTCGACAGCTGGCACAGTGCTATGGGACAACGCGGTCGTTCGCCCCGTTGTACCGGGAGTACAGATCGCCGACGGTGCAATCAGCACGCCCAAGCTCCTCGCCGGAGCGGTGACAGCCGAGAAGATCACGGCCTTGGCTGTCACGGCCGAGAAGATCGCGGCTCTTGCCGTCACCACCGACAAGCTGAACGCGCTGGCCGTGACAGCAGACAAGATCGCGGTCAACGCTGTCACAGCAACGAAGATTGCCGCGGGGGCGATCGAGGCCACCCACATCAAGGTCGGGGCGATCACAGCGGACAAACTCGATGCCGACGCAATCAACGGCAAGAGGATCAGCGGCGCTGTCATCACCGGAAGTACCCTGCAAACCGCAGCAAGCGGACAGCGCGTCGTCATCAGTCCGGGAAACACCAACCCGGAGACTGGATCCATCGAGTTCTATTCGGGCAGCGCGAATGAAGCAGCTCCGGCTGAGCTCAACACGGCCATCGCCTACGGCTCAGAAGGCTCAGTTTCGTACGAAATTCCCAGCGTCTCCCTCAGCGCCCCCAGGGTGAGCGGCACCAGCCAGGAGACGGGGCTGTTCCTGCAAGGGCTCGTACCGGGCTATTCGGGGTCCGTCTTCAACCTGTACGCCAACGAGCTGAGTGGCAACGGAGTTGCGTACATCAACGGTTACGGAGCCGACACGTCCGCTGTCGGGTCATCCATCGAGCTGTATGTCCGCGACGCACCACCGGACTCGGCTCGGTCCTCCGCCAGGCTGACATCCAGCGGATTCGCCGTCGACCGCGATCTCAGCGTCTACGGAAGGGCGCAGGGCCGAGGGTTTGTCACCCAGCGGGCCCTGATCACGAACGTCACCTTCTCCAGCACGGAGACGGCCGTCATCACCACCGGCACCATCACATTCAAGGCCGGCCGCGCATACCGGGTATCCATTTGGGCTTTGCACAGTGCTGCGAGTGCCAGCTATGCGCTGTACCGAATCCGGAAGAACACCGTGTCGGGAACGATCTACAAGGACCAGATACGGGTCAACAATCTGCAAGGATCCTCAGCGAATGCCGCTATTTCCATCCAGACCATCCTGACCAACACCACCGGCAGCGATATAGCAGCCTCTCTGTGCTGGACGGGAGTTCAGGGAGGAGTCGCGCAGACGTGGACGGTTGCCGCCAGCAGCAGCAACACGGCCTACCTCCTGGTGGAGGACTGCGGCTCAGCCGACGACTACACCGGCCAGGCCATTACCTGACCGGCCCGAGCACGGCGATCCGGGTCTGCCCCGCGTCTCATAGACTGATCTCCAGCGGCGCGGGGCTGCCGAAGGGAGCACCGTGTCCGAGCCGCAAGGGCAGGACCCCACGCCGTGGGAACTGCTGCGGGCCATGCAGCAGATGCGCGACGACTTGCGCTCTGACTTCGCTGCCCTCGGTGCGCGGCTCGCCGAGATGGTTACGAAGATCCAGTACGAGGCCGATCGCAGGACAGACGAGCTGCGGATCAAGGCCGTCGAGGATGACATCGCTCAGATTCAGCGCGAGCGGGACGCCGAGCGCCAAGACGCCCGCGGCGTACGGCGGTTGGCGCTGACCGCTCTGATCGCCCCTGTAGTGGTGGGAGTGATCGTCGCGGCCGTGACCGGCAAGCTGGGACTGTAGGCTCAGCACAGCAGGCGCGGGGGAGAACTAGGAACGCGCCATGCCTGACCTGTGGCTGCCGGGAGCCGAACGGCACCCGCTCAGCGACACCGCACCCACCGACACCCGGTACGACCCCCGCGTGATCTGGCACATCACGTGGGACAGAAACGCCTCCGCCCCCAAGCCCGCCCCCCTCGTACCGTTCGACAACCTCGTGAGGTACTTCACCGGCGGCGGCAAGGGAGTCGCTCCACACCTCCTGTGGGACCCGTTCACTGGCCGGATCGCCCAGTTCTATCCAGCGAACAGCCGGGCCAAGGCGCTCGTCGACGCCGTCGGCGGTACCCGCACCAACCGGACCGGGCGGGTCTGCCTGCAAGTCGAGACGCTCTTCTTCCCCTACTGCCGGGTGAACTCGAAGACGTACGCCACTGTCCGGGACACCCCTGCCAAGGGTCTCGACAAGATCCTCACCTGGGCACGGAGCTGGGGTGTGCCCGATATCTGGCCGATGGGCACCCCGACCTGGAAGGCGAACCGCAACGAGCACATCTGGGAGACACAGGGCGGGCACTACGGCCACGGCCAGACTCCCGAGAACCGGCACACCGACCCCGGTCCGATGCCGAAGTGGCCCGGTACCACGTCGACGCCCAAGCCGGGGCCGCCGGCATTCCCCGGCCGGAGCGCGTTTAGCCCCGGCAAGTCGAACGCATCGATCCTCCTGCTGGGCGAGCAGCTCGTTCGTCGGGGCTTCGACAAGCACTACCGCGTCGGGCCGTCCCGCGACTGGGGCGAGGCGGACCGCCTCAACGTCGCCGACTTCCAGCGCGCCCAGGGCTGGAGCGGCGGCGACGCCGACGGCTACCCCGGCCCCGAGACCTGGCGCCGACTGTTCTCCTGACTCTCCCATCAGCCCAAGGAGCAAGCTCCCATGAACCTCTACACATCCCTCGTGCGCACTGGCGTCCCCGCCGCAGTCGGCTGGCTCGTCGCTGTGGCACTGCGCTACGGCCTCGACCTCGACGCCACCGCGGTCACGGGCGTCCTGACGCCGGTAACCACCTTCGCGTACTACGGTGTGTTCCGACTCGCCGAGGAGCACGTGTCGCCGCGCTTCGGCTGGCTGCTCGGCTACGCCCGCCCGCCCCAGTACGAGAAGGCGTAACTACCCACGTCTGCTGAACATGGAAGAGGGCCCCCGATCACGGGGGCCCTCGACCTCTTGGATGGCTCCACCTTACCAGCGGTTCGATGGGCGCGGGCTTCCCCCTTCTGCCGCTGGTTACAATCTATGTGCAGGGTTGTTGTGATCGGGAGGCGATGGCGTGGCAAGCGAGGAGAGGCCGACGGCAAGGAAGCCGTACTTGGCCGGCGGGGCGGAGTTCGCAGTCCTCTACGGCGTTAAGCGCCTTCAGGTCAGCCAGTGGATCAGTCGTGACCACACTCTTGACTACCGGTACGCGAAGATCATCAGTGGATCGCCGTACTGGCTGCTCCAGTTCGTCAAGCGGTTCGGGGAGACTACCCCGCGCCCACGACAGCTCAATGCGGCCGAGCTTGACCGCCTGGTCAAGGAGCAGTCTCCCGGGTACTGGGTCAGTGAAGTCGAGCAGCTTCCGCCGCTGGTGGGTCAAGCCGAGCTGGCGGCACTGTTCCAGCTGGCCGACGGTGCCCTGGTGCGCAAGGCGATGAGCACCGGCAGGTTCCGGCCTGCCGACTACACGCTGTCTGGGTCCCCGATCTGGTTGCTGGAGCCGGTCGTCCAAGATGCGCCCGCTCTGCAAGCCAGTGCGCGGGGAGTGGAGTGGGCTATCGATCAGCAGGTCCTCGCCGCTCTGCGCAACGGGACGTACGACGGGCCGGGGTCGAAGATCATTCCCCGTGGTCGGGCGGCGAACAAGCCAGCCACGTAAGCCCAGTTCAAGGGCAGCAAATCTTGATCCAGCTCCTGTATGCATATAGAATAGAAGCACGCCCGAAGGGGGCGTGCTTCTTTCTGTTTGGGGGTGTCGTGCGGTACTCCAGGGGGCCACCTGGGGGTGGTCGGTGGTGTTGTCGATCGACATTCCCTCTCGGTAAAGATAGATTCCAACACTCCAGGGTGTTCGTACTATCTCTGAGGGGGAGCCTTGCTGATCGAGCAGCCGCCGTTGTTCGGCACCATCCAGCCCGTTCGCCACCCCACCGTCGTCGGCAACCTGACCATCCAGCAGCGATTCGAGGCGTTCCACGCACTCAACCCCTGGGTCCTCAGGGCGCTGGCCCGGATGACCGCCGACTGCGCGGAGAAGGGGTTCACCCGCATCGGCATCGGGATGCTCTTCGAGCTCCTGCGCTACCAGTACGGCGCGGCGACCAAGGGTGACGAGTTCGCGCTGAACAACGACTACCGCTCTCGGTACGTGCGGCTCTTGCTGGCCGAACACCCGGAGTGGACATCCCTTTTCGAGGTCCGGGCCCTGCGCACGGACTGACCACGACCTCTTGGAGCCAGATCGTGAACGCACCAGCGGGCAATGCAAAGCCGCCCGCCGTCAAGCTCAAGACCCGCAAACCTACAGGGGTCGTCCCCTGGCCCCTCCTGCTGATCGAGGGAGAGGAGGGTGCCGGCAAGACGTACTCGGCTGCCCAGTTCTCCGGCAGTGAGCTCATCGGGCAGATGTACTGGATTGACCTCGACGAGGGATCCGCCGACGAGTACGCGGCGATCGAGGGCGCGAACTACGAGATCATCGACCATGACGGCACCTACCGAGACATCCTCGAACAGGTCGAAGCCGTACACGCCGAGGCCCGGCGCGCAGCCGCCGCCGGTGAGCCGCCGGTCGTTCTGACCATTGACTCGGGGTCGGCACTGTGGCGGATGCTCACCAATTGGACGTACGAGCGAGGACGCCGGAGCCGGAAGAACCGGGCCCTGCTCCAGGAAGATCCGGACGCTGCATACGACATCGGCCGGAACCTGTGGAACGACGCCAACGAGCGGTGGAACAGGATCATCTACCTGCTCCGGACCTTGCCCGGCATCGCCATCGTGCTCGCCCGCGGCAAGCAGGTCAGCGCGACTGACGACAACGGCCAGCCGATCCCGAATCGGAACGAGTGGAAGGTGTCAGCCCAGAAGGACCTGGGCTTCGACTCGACGTGCTGGATCCGCATGAAGCGCAACGCTGACCCGCAGGTCATCAAGGTCCGCTCGCTACGGATGCGCGTCGAGGAGCGCAAGCCCCTGACGCTGCGGGACTTCAGCATCGAGGACCTGGTCTTCAACAAGCTGGGCTGCTCGGTCCAGTCCCAGCCGCGCATCATGCCCGCACTCGTCGGTGACCTCGTTCAGCCCTGGCTCAATCGGATCGCGGGGCTCAACGACAAGGAGCAGTTGGCTGCGCTTTGGCGCAGTGTTCCGGACCCTGCTAACCGGCTCAGCCGCGAGGAGATCGCCACCGTACGGGCCGCTGCCGAGCAGAGAGCCGCTGAACTCGACAACCCTCGCCGGGAGATGGGAGAGGGCCCGCTGTCGGACGCCGAGAAGCTCCGCGCCGCCGCCGACCGGAAGGCCGCCGAGCAGGACGCCGACGCCGAGCAGTGACCAGGCCCAACGACCTCTTGGAGAACTCCCATGTCCGTAGCCACCATCGTTGACGGCGTCGCCCCCTCCCTCTGGGACGCGGCGCACGACGTCGACGCCCGCCGCCCCCGCTCCCTTCAGACACAGCTCGGAGCGTCCGACACAGTGTGCGGTCGTCGGGCCGCCTACATCCTGCACGGCGTCACACCAACCGACCGCCCTGACAAGCGGGCGGCGATCCTCGGCACGTTCATCCACCACGGCCTGCTGGAGTCCGCGCGCACGGAGTACCGATGGCTGGTGGAGCGCAGTGTCCAGGACGACTTGATCCGGGGGCACGTCGACGTCGTTCAGCTCGACGCGGCGACCGCCGCTCGAGTGCCGACCCGCCACAGACCGGCGATACCCGCCGAAGTGCTCACCGTCGAAGACGTGAAGACCAAGTCCACGTACCTGTGGGACCGGGTGCTTCGCTACGGTGCCACGGCCGCCGAGCTTCGGCAGGTCCACCTGTACGCGGGCGCATTGTTCGAGGTCGGGTTCGAGGACGTTCCAGGTCAGCGATATCTGGCCCGTCTGGGACCGCTGGAAGTCGGGCGCATCCGCTTCCGCTTCATCAACCGCGACAGCGGCGCCGAGCACCTCCAGGAGATCGAGTTCGATCCCCAGCGCGCGGCAGAAGCCCAGTGGTGGGTGGAGCGCGTACGCGAGACGAAGGACCCTGAGGAGATGCCTCGGGACTTCCACGGACCCGGTCTGGACGCCATCTGCGACTACTGCCCGTTCCGGTCCCTGTGCTGGCCGGGAACGGCTCCGGGCGTTCCCGAGCAGGCTGCACTCATCCACAACGACGCCGACCGTGAGCAGGCGCTCATCGACTACGTCAGAGGACACGAACTCGCCAGTGAGGGCGAGCGGATCAAGAAGTTTGCGCGCAAGAAGCTCGACCTGTCCCCAGCCGGGATCTATGGCCGCAACAAGCTGTCTTGGCGTGGCGGCAACGACGAGGAGAAGGACGACGTGGAGGCGATGGTCGACCTTCACGAAGTCGCTGGCATCCCGGTTCCGATGACGCCGGACACCAACCGCATGGTCAAGAACCTCAAGGCGGCAGGACTGGCCATCCCCCGAAAGAAGACCGGCAAGAAGACGCCCACGGTCATCAACATCGCGCCGGCCTGACCCGAGCCCATGCAACCGCAGCCCCGCCCGGCGACGACCGGGCGGGGCAACCCGTCCTGCCGCCGTGCTGCACTGCCCAAGAGGAACCGTGTCCATCCAACTGATGATCGCAGCAGCGTACTTGCCGCCCGACGTGCTCACCCAGAGCCAGAAACTCGCTCTCATGAAGATCGCGGACAGCGCCGACGACGAGACCCGTCTCGCCCGGCCAGGTCTGACCCGCCTCGCGGCGTGGGTCGGCGTGACCGACAAGCGGGCCATCACCATCGTCACGGAGCTGATCGCCAAAGGCCTCGTCGAGCGTGTGGAGACCGGCAAGGCCGGACGCGCGGCGGTGTACCGGGTCTTCCCCCTGGGCGTACCGCCCACGCCGACCACAGCGGAACTCAAGGAGGCCGCTGAGGTTCGCAAGGCCGCTCCGAAGAATCCCCGGAAGGCCCGTCCCGGCGTGGTTCGTTCAGCGCCAGCGAAACCAGCCATGACCTATCAAGACGTCGAAGCGCGGGAGGCCGCACGTCAACACTCCGACGAATCACCGCAGGTGGAGGCTGGGTTCCATGCGGGGAACCCAGAGGAGGGAGCAGGGTTCCACGGGTGGAACCCGGGCGCTTCAGAGAACCGGGTTCCACCCGTGGAACCCGACGAGTTTCACGCGGGGAACCCACTGGGTTCCAACGATGAAACCCCTTCCTTGCCTGGTTCTTCCTCTGTCCTTCCTTTCCCCCCTACCCCCACGGCTGACGCCGCAGGGGAGCCCGCGCCCGCGCCGACGGACACTCCTGCCCCGGCGGACCGTGCGGAACCGAAGAAGGGCTGTGCGAGGCACAGCAAGCGTCCTTCTGCCAACTGCCGTGGATGCGGCACCAATCCGCGTGCGGGCCGCCACCGAGAGCAGGAGGAGGCCAAGGAGGAGGAGCGCCGGGCGCACGGACAGTTTTGGGATCAGTGGCGCCAGGACGCGGCCAGCCGTCGGCGCAGGGTCGAGGAGCGTCCGGAGGAGACAGAGGCCGCACGCCGGGCGACACGGGAAGCCGTGCGCGCCGCTAAGAGCCGCAGACAGCAGAAAACTTAGGACACCGAAAGAAAATTCGGCGAAAATCTAGACATCCCCACTAATGCATATAGAATAGAACCAGAAAGAGGGGGAGTTGGAGCCTCCTCGGGACCGGAAGGACGACATGAACGACAGCAGGTATCTGCCCACCCTTCGTTATGAGCGCATGGGCGGGATCGTGCTCGACGGCTCGCTCGCCGCCCGCGAGCAGATCCAGGTGCTCGCCGACCTCTACCGCCATGACGCCGAGGGTGTCGGTGGCGCGCTCGTTGAGATCGCCCACCTCAAGGAGCGGGTCGACCGCGAGCGCGAGCTCGGCGGGATCGGGAACGCCGCCGTCGTGCGGGATGAACTCGTCGGTGAACTCATCGACGACATCGGCGGCGCGGAGATCCACCTCGACCATCGTGTGAACCACCGCGCTCTGATGCAGGCTCGGAGCCTCGCGGAGGAGGCGCGCGGCCTCTATGAGGCGGCCCTGCAGCGTGTGGCGGAGCTGGAGACCGCCACCGCCATCGCCCGCGGGGGGCGCGAGGTGGGGCGCAGGTGCCCCGCCTGCACCCTCGCTCTGCTCATCTCTCTCCCCAGATAGATCCCAACTCTGTACTGTTGGCCGACATAAGACCTCTTGGAGACAGAACCGTGAGCACCAACACCGCGCCCATGGCCCCGATGCCCGAGCACGGCAACACCGACGACCCGCTGTGGCGGACCCTGTGGAACGCCTACGAGCCCGTGATCACTGCTCTGCGTCGTATCCCGCTCATCACCGATGTGGAGATCAGCGGCGGCGAGTTCGCGATCCACGCCCAGCTCACCGACGGTTCGCATTTGTGGATCACTTCGACCCACTGCCTGCCCGTCGACCCGGCCGCGCTGGAGGGCTTCCACGTCCGGCGCGCTCATCACGACAACCCCACCATCGACGAGCGGGTCTACGACTCCACCGAGGGCGAAGACCAGGCCGAGCACGGCAACAACGTCGTGCCCCTCATCCAGGCGATCACCGCCTTCGTCACCGCGCGCAAGCTCGCGCCGCCCATCGTCGACATCTTCCAGGTGCAGATGCAGGGCGTCACCGCCGCGCACACTCCGGCATCCGCCGAGGTACAGGGCCCCTTCACCGACCGTCGGGCCGCCGTCAAGGAGTACGGCTACACCACCCACGACCTCATGGAGAAGGGCTGGGAGTGCATCCATGAGCAGGGCGGAACGGACTGGCCGCTGACGATCTGGAGGCAGGACAACGCGATCGTCACCGTCTTCGTCGGGCACGCCGGGCAGGCGATCGGGTGATGCCGGGCACCGATGTGACTCCGCCGAACGCGGAGCCGAAGACGCGCCGCTGCCACTGCGTGATCGCCCACCCGCAGGACGAGAACGAGTGGGCGAGGGCCCAGGCCGCACTCGACAACGCACTGGCGACCAACGACGCCCAAGGGGTGCTGCTCGCCTGCATGCAGCTCATGCAGCCCTGCCCGACCCGTGACGAGCAGGCCGCGCGATGAGCGAGCCGACCGTGATGTACGCGCTGCTCGCGCTCGCGCTCGCGCTCGGAGTCGGCGCCGGCCTGGTCGTGCTCGTGATCGGCGAGCTCCGGTGGGAGGCCCGCAACCGACTCCCGCGCTGCACGACCTGCGGTGAGCACCACCACCGTCACGCCGCCCACCGCTGAACACGCTGCCCGGCCCGGCTTCGGGCCGGGCAGCCGCAGACCTCTTGGAGAACACCCCGTGGGATACGACATCTACATCCAGACCGCAGACGGCAGACGCGCCGACGGCGAGGAGAACTACTTCCGTTTCGAACTCATCGCAAGAATTCGCGCGTTGGGCACGATGCGTAACTTCGGAATGCTCGCCGAGCTGCCCTACCCGGCCATTCCCCTCCTGTCTGCCTATGGATTGACGGAGGGCGACCTCAAGGCCGGGGTCCGGCACGCCTTGGACAAGGCCAACCTCGTGGCGGAGTACCGGAGCGCATACCGAGCCGTCATGGACGCTGCGGAGCCCGAGCCCACCGGGATCCCGACGTACAAGCTCGCCTACAACGACGGCGCCCTCGTCACGGTCGCCGAGATCACCGCAGCCCTGGCCGCGTACGAAGCCCACCCGAACATCGACGTCTCCGAGATGCCGCTGGGCGACCCGATATGGCCGCACTGGATCGCCTTCCTGCGCCGCGCCAAGGAGCACGGCGGCCTGCGCGCTCACTGAACTCGGGCGCTGCCCGGCCCCGCGCGGCGGGGCCGGGCACGCAAGACCTCTTGGAGAACGACAACCAGCATGGCCACATGGATCGACCTGCTGTGCGGCGCGGGCGGCAGTAGCACCGGACTCGTAGAAGCAGGACACGAACTGCTCCTCGGGATCAACCACTGGGACCTGGCGATCGAGACGCACGCCGCCAACCATCCCAACTGCGAGCACGCCGTCATGACCCTCAGCGACGGCTTCCCCATGCGCTACCTGCCCAAGGCCGACGCCCTATGGGCATCGGTCATCTGCACCGAGATCAGCCCCGCGGGAGGACGCCCCCGAGAAACGAACCAACTCGACCTGCTCGACCTGCTCCAGGAGGAGCGTGACGAGTGGGAGTCCCTGACCAAGGACGCCTTCGAGGCGACCCGAGTCACCGCCTGGTGCGTCGTGCGCGCTGCCGAGGCGAAACGGTTCAAGGCCGTCGTCGTAGAGAACGTCGTCGAATTCGGCCTCGACTGGATCCTGTTCCAGAAGTGGCTCGAAGCCATGGAACTGCTGGGCTACCGCTACCAGATCGTGTGCGTCAGCAGCGCCCACATCGGTGACGACACCAACCTCCGCGCTCCGCAGTGGCGCGACCGGATGTACGTGGTCTTCACGCTCAAGACGATGCGCAAGCCCGACTTGGAGCCCCGACCCCTGGCCCCGTGCATGGACTGCGGGGAGGACGTGCACGCCGTTCAGTCCTGGAACGTCGACGGTGTCCGCATCGGCAAGTACCGGCGTGACTACATCTACCGCTGCCCGAACACACGTTGTCGCCACGCCATGGTCGAGCCGTACGTACGACCGGCCAGCGACATCATCAACTGGAACGACCTCGGGACCCAGATCGGCAAACGCAAGAAGCCGCTCGCGGAGACCACGATGAACCGCATTCGCGCGGGCCTCATCAAGTTCCCCTACCGCCCCAGCTCGATCACCCTCACCCACGGCAAAGACGGCGGAGACCGGGCGTATGCCGTCGAAGACCGCCCCCTGCCGACCCGGACGGCCAAACAGGGAGACGCGCTCCTGGTGCCGACTGGCGGATCCTGGAACACCGACGCCGTCCCCGTCGATGTGCCGCTTCGCACCCGAACCACTCGCGAGAGCGAAGCCCTCCTGACGGTGGACCCGTTCCTCATCGAATACCGCAACCACGCCACCGCCAGCCCCGCGAGCGACCCGCTCAGCGTGGTCACGGCCCAGGGCAACCACCACGGTCTGGTGACGCACGCCGGCACCGTCCCTGAGCAGGCGCGGAACACGCTCGTCGTGCCGTACCGCAAGGCCGCAGTGAAGACAGCCGCCGAACCCGTCCACACCCTCTCCACCCGCGACTCGGCCGCGCTGGTGCGCAGCGCCCCGGACATCAACGACTGCTACTTCCGGATGCTCAAGCCCCGCGAACAGCTCGAAGGGCAGCGGTTCCCGGCGAAGTACGTCGTCTACGGCAACCAGGCCGAACAGACCATGCAGGCCGGTAACGCGGTTTCCGTGAACGTCGCCCGGTGGATAGGCCAGCGATTGGAGCCCGTCCTGTGACCGGACCGAAGAGCCGTCTGCCCGGCACCCACGTCATCGGCCACGCCCCATGCTTCGGTGACCCGGACTTCGCTGTCGCTGACGACCGGTGGAAGACCGGTCAGGAACTGGTCGCCATCTGTGAACCAGTCCTCTACGTCTGCGGCGGCTGCCTCTACCGAGCTGCGTGCATCAGGCAGGTCCTCCCGGCGAAGAGCGGTTTCACCGGGATCTGCGGCGGCCGAATCTGGCTCAACGGCGAGATCGTTCACGCCCTGCCTGAGGCCGATTCCAGCGAGCTGCCGCGCCCGGTCATCCGAAAGTCGTGCGGCACCGCCGCCGGATCGCGCGCCCACCGCCGAGCTGTCGAGCAGCAGTGCCCCCGCTGCCAGCCCTTCTACCGTCCCGGCCCCAACCCGCTGGAGGACGAGGACCAGGAGGTCGCACAGCAGCTCGAACTCCCTGAAGTCCCCTGACCAGTAGAAAGGAAATCTCAGTGCTGCACTTGACCGCAACATGTACCACCGTGCCGGAGGGATACCGGCTTCGAGTCCTGGCCCAGGGCAACGACGAGCCGATATTGGACCTCCCCTTTGCATGGGACAGCTTCCGCCCGGCCAGCGCCGGCCATCGGCTGATCGAGCACGGCTACATGATTCGGCCCGATGCTCGAACGCCAGAGGCAGTGAACGGCTGGCGACAGGTACCAGGTCAGCCCGGCACCTGGTCCGCGCCCGTCATACCGACGGAACACGGCAGACCGGCGACGGGCACGATTGTCGCCGGACGTCTCGCTGAAGCCGTTGCTCACTGGACGGACGGGCGCCACGACGAGGCCCGCGAGATCCTGGCGGATCTCGCGCGGACCGGAACACCGTCGCTGATGTACGGCGTGGCCACGGGTCTCGCGGTCATGGCAAAGGCCGCGCTGGAGAAGCTGCAAGGACTGAGCGGCGGGGCGGCGTCGTGGATTCTACTGACCCCTGACGGCAGCAGCCCCGAGGACATTCTCCCGCCTCCGCACCTGTTCGCAGCCCGCTTCATCACCGCGCACGCCAACGGAGACACCAAGACCACGCTCGCCCTCTACGGGGCCGCGTTCACGGCACCCGACCCCGAACTGCTGCCCGCCTGCATGGACATGCTGCTGGCAGCCACCGGAGAAGCAGTGCGCGCGGCCACGCCGGGAGCAGACCGATGACCAACTCAGCCACATACACCTCTGATGGGCTGCGTCATGACGTCGCTGACCCCGTGACGTGGAGCGTTCGTATCTGCGCCGGGCGATGTGGGACATGCATCTTCCGGCCCGGCAACCTCATGCGCCTGGAACCCGGGCGCGTGGCGGAGATGATCGCGACTGCCATCGCGGAAGAGGGGCACATCGTCTGTCACGCCACGCTCGGCACCAGGGCCCCGGCCATCTGCGCCGGTTTCGCCGCCCACCGGAACGGCAGTGCGCGCTCCCTTGCCCTGCGCCTCGCCCGTGCCCGTGTTCTTCGAATCGTATGGGTCCCTGTGGACGCCAGAGAGGCGGACCGCGCATGACCCGTGTGGAACAAGACTGGTTCGAAGGGCTGCCCGGCCGTCGATACAGGGTCGCTCTGCCCCCGCGGCTGGAGCTTCTGAACGCCAACCAGCGACCGCACTTCCACCGGCGTGCCGAGATCACCAGAGTGCTGCGACGCGCCGCGTGGGCTGCGTCACGCGGGCTCCCACACCTGGAGCGTGTGCACATCATCGGCGTTCTGCATCCCGACAGCAGGCAGAGGAGGGATCCGGCCAACTGGTACCCCTCGTTCAAGGCGTGCGTCGACGGGCTCGTGGATCAGGGAGTCCTGGACGACGACGACCACACCCGTGTCGTCGGCCCGGACATGCGTATCGGTGACGTGGTCGACGGCGGGCGGCTCGTACTCCACATCCGCGACCTTAGCGATGTGGAAGAGCTCGCTGACCTGCATAAATAGAGCCCCTCGCCAGCAAGATTTTCCGCTCGAAAATCTTGCCCTCCTCCTTAATGCATATAGAATAGAACCATCAGGAGGGGGGAGCCCCCTTCCGTTGCCCTTCAGGAGTGTTCGTGAGCAACCCCTTCGGTCTCGAAAGCATCCTCCGGCGCCTGATCTCCGAACCGATCGGCCCTGAACAAGCCAGGCGGCTGGCTCGGGCGATCTCGGACCTCCTTCACGGGGTCTGGGAGCAGCGGTTTCCCGGGGTCGACTACGACGACTGGTGTGAGTCGCTCCCGGAGCCGCTGCTCGATGTCATCATCCAGCTGCTGACCTGGAGTGAGGATGGTCGGATCGTGGTGGATCGCCTGCCCGCGGCGGCGGTGGGTCACATCTTCACCGACCTGAAGTCCTTCTCTGCGTCTGTTGGCTGACGCTGCAGACCCCGTCCGGCGGTCGGTGGCCACCATGTCCCGGCCGCCGGACGGACCTGCAACCCCCACTCATATCCCTGCTCTTCGACGGCAGGGCCGCATTGCGCCCCGAATGCATATAGAAAAGGAGCATTGGGGCGCTCTCCTTCACACCCCGGAGACATACATGCCCACCCATCCCTCGATACCGGCCATCAACACCCCAGAGCACCACCGGGGCGCCATGATCCTCATCCTCCTGACCTTCGCACCCGACGAAGAGGCCCTCCGCGCAGCCCTGCACCTGGCAGAAAACGCCGCCATCGCCGCCTGGGCGCTCCGCCCGGAGGACCTCGCGAACCTCACCGTCGAGCAGTACCGGCAGCTCCTCGACTACGCAGCCGCCCCGCAGGTCCTCGACCTGGCCCTGTACCTGGGCGGCGACAGGAAGCAGATCCGCACCCTCATGGACTTCATCACCGGCGTGATGGCGGACGTCCAAGCGCGCTACCCCACGCCGCGCCTTTGGACCAACGAGCAGTCCTAACAACCCCCTTGCCCCTCCTGACCGACTGGAGAACCACATGAACCCCGTGACGCAGATCGTGCTGACGGATCTGGTGTGCCGCCTGGGAGTCAGCGGCGCAGCCGTAGAGAGCGCGCTCGTGACAACCCTTCAGCACTTCACCGCGGAATCACGCAACCCCATCGTCGCGCTCACCGGACACACCCCGGCCCAGTACCTCCACACGTCGCTCAAGACCCCCCGCTTCCACGCCATGCTGGCGTCCAACGCCCTCAAGATCGAAGGGCGAGAGGCTGATGCCCGTCTCGCCTGGGAGGCGTACGTACAACGCGAGATCGCGACTGCGACGCGCGCCCATGAGGCACTGCCGGAATCGGCGCTCCTCGGCGACGTCGAGGCCGTACGCCGAATCGGTCGCGGACTCGGTTTCGACGACGACCAGACTGACCAACTCATCCCCGGCATCGTGCTCACGCTGGCCATGGGCTACTACTACCGCCCCGCCGGCGACCGGCACCTCACTCTGGCCGAGGCCCTCTCCCGAGTCACCGCCGACGAGCTGACCGAAATGCTCAGACACGCCTCGCTCTCGGCCGCCGGCCGAACCGACGACGCCGCCGACGCGCTGCGCCGCTTCCAGCAGGGATCCCACTGACCCGCGGCCCGTGTCGACCATCCTCCTCTGGCCGACACGGGCCGCCTTCACCTTGAGAACCGAACGGCCAGGAGACCGCATGGATCAGCTCGACCTGTTCGCCGACGCTGACAAGCCCGACGAGCCAACCACCCCGCCCGCCCCGGTGGCGACGCCGCCCCGCCGATACCTCACCGATCTGCCGCCCGCTCCCACCCCCGTAACCATCTCCGCCCAGCCTCCCCGTGCCCTCACTGTCGTCGAGCGCAAGCTGGGCCACTATCGGCCGACCCAGCGCAACCCACATGCCCACGCCTTCGAGATCGCTGAAGCCGTCAGCTACGCCTGGCACCATGCACACGGAGGCAGCGGCATCGAGGTCCCGATCGGCGTGGTCGCCACGCTTGCTCTCTGGCCCCTGCGTGGCCCGGACGCCTACCTTGCCGCCGACTGGTGGCTCAGCCTCGACGACACCGACCTGTTCGCCGCATTCCGTGAATGCTGGGCCCGCTGGTGGATCATGCGGCCTGACCTCATCGACCGCGCCACCCCACTGCACAAATGGATCGACGACGAGAATCCCGACCCGCGTCGGGCCGGAGCCGTCCGCGCTGTCGTGGAAGCCACGCTCACCAACGGGCTGCTGCACTTGACCAGCAGTGACGACGCCGACCTCCGCTCCACGACGGACGTGATGGGGACCATGTTGGCCGTCATGCGCTCCGAGGGCGCCCACGACGCACTCGCGGAGATACATACGCCGCCGGAGGTGGCCAACCTGATGGCCAGGATGCTGCTCGACGGCATGTCGCTCAACCCAGGCATGACGTTCGACGAACCCGCCGGCGGGACCGGCGGCATGTACCGTGCCGCCGCGCAGGTCATGCGTGAACGCGGCATCGACCCACACGAGTTCGGCTGGTCGCTGACGGACATCGACCCGCTTGCGGCCGCGGGGGCCGCCGTCAACGCGATCCTCTGGGATCTGGGTCCGCACGTGCTCATCGGGTGCGGTGACACCCTGCACGAGGGCAACGTCCCCGCGAGAGCCGCCCGGGAGGCGCGCGACTCTCTGGAGCGTCGCGATCGGCTGCACTCGCAGGCGGTCTTCCTGGCGGCGATCCAGAAGGTGGAAGCCCTCATACGCGACGTAGCCGCCTGACCTGCGGAAACTCGTCGAAATCTCTCACAGGAGATCTTGAATCACCCCCCGAATGCATATAAAATAGAACCATGATGAAAGGGGGAGCCATGGAAGAGCTGCCGTTCACCTTCCCGTACTGCCGCAGCCACGAAATCCGCTGCCAGGAACCCGGATGCGAGGCCTGTGCCTGCGACCACTGCTTCGACTGTGGCGCCTGCCCCACCCAGATCTGCGACCACGACGCCTAGCGACCTGCAACGCGGACGCAGCCCAACCGCAACTCCCCAACAACAAACGAATGGAGAGCAGATGACCTACAAGCAGGGCGACCGCATCGCCCTCGTCCACACCACCGACCCGCACACCGACCTCAAGCCCGGCGACGAAGGCACCGTCCATCGGTTCGACGCCGCACTCGCCCAGCTCTCCGTGAACTGGGACAGCGGTTCGAGACTCTCGATGCTCCTCGACGACGGCGACGAAGTGCGCCCCGCATAGCAGCCCCCGGGGCCGCCTCCTTGGAGGCGGCCCCGCCGCTCAACCAGCAGACCTCTTGGAGAAGCGCACATGCTCATCACCGACGCCGCGGTCCGGGAAACCGCGGCCACCATCGCCCAAAGTCTCGGCGGAGACTGGGTGATCGACCCGGAAGCACCCGCCGACGGCGCCGCCCACCTCATAAGCGCCGACGGAAAGGGAATCAGCTTCCGCCCCATCTTCGGCGGAACCACCGTCCAACTCTGGATCACCGGAAGTGCCCCGCCGCCCCCGATCGACGCCACCCCCACCGAACAAAGCACCTACGAGGCCCAGAACGCCGTACGCCTTCCCCAGGGGCACAGATACAACAAAGCGGCAACCCTCGTCACCGAGAACGACGAGGAACCCGAGACCATCATCATGCGCACCCTCGAAGACCACCTGATCCCAGCCTTCGAATACAAACCCAGGTACGTCGGCCACCGACCCTGGGTCGACCTGTTCGACAATGCGCTGTCCGAAGTGATGGGTGAAGCCACGCCAGCAACGGACACCGCCCTCCAGGAGCGGGACCCCGCGTCGGACGACATCGTCGGATCCGCCGAGAAGCCCGCCGACGCCGAACCCGGACCCGCCGTAGAGGGGCACCCACAGCCGGCCGCGGCCCAAGAAGCTCCACACGAGCCCGCGAGCCCACCGGTTCATGCAAGCTCACCGACTCAACGGAAACGCCCCCGACGGACCTCTGGGAAGGGGGCGAAGTGA